TTTTCTAAACCTCTTTATACAACGACTAACGAACCAAGATGTAATGTTATATTCCTCTTTTTGGATATCAGGGTGAATACAGAGTCTTGAGAGTTCATAGAGACCCTCCTGCTCCTGTCTCTGAAGTCCAAATGCACCTACTGCTATTTCGGGGACTGGAAGACCAGTAAAGATACAAACACCGAGACAACCACCAACGTGCAAAACGTCTGTAACACTATTTCGGTAGAGACCATAGGAGTAAGGACTTACTTTGAAATCTTTTGATTCGTCTTTAAGATAATGAAAAGTGTTGAGAAGATCTCTTACTTCGCATTTCTTTACAGTATCTATAAAAAAATCAGATTTCACTATGGGTATTTTTACTCACTTTGTTGGGATTCTAACATATATTCTACAGTATTTGCAACATCATTCATTGCATCACGCAGAAATGGTCTTTGTCCTGATTCTTGCTTAATAACAGGACGATGATCATCTGTTAAAATCCACCGCCACTGCCTCATACCCTCACAATACCAGAGATTAATTTTCATTTTTATAGTGCTCCAGTTCAATCCATTTTAGAAGAGTGTTAAAAGCAGTTATAGATGCGTCAGTGCAGTTATCTTCCTTGAGTTTATGAATATAATACTCAAGTGATTCGATAACCATTTCGCGGTCTTTTTGTGATATTAGAGACATATTGGAGTTATAGTGAACTCAAGCCCCCGACTGGATTTGAACCAGCGACCAACGGTTTACAAAACCGTTGCTCTACCACTGAGCTACAAGGGCAATAAAGATAGTATAAGATACCTAAAGGATTTCGTCAAGCACTTCTGGATTTTCAAGATCCATTTCAAATAAACAAGGATGTGCTTCTTCGTCTATAAGATAGAATGATTTTTGATAGAAGATTTCAGGAGTCATTGTAAGTTGTTGTTCTGCTCTTTCAATAATTTCTGGATTGTCCTGCATAATTGATGGAACGTCATCAAATGTAAATGGAATTCCGTTTATGTAATAAGTTTTGATTATAAACCTGTCTTCATCAGTTTCGTACCAATTATAAGAACAAGTAATCTTATATTTCATTGGCGTTTTTTGATTATTTATTCTAAGTAGGAGCGGCGAGACTTGAACTCGCACGGGCATACGCCCAACAGATTTTAAGTCTGGTGTGTCTACCGATTCCACCACGCTCCCATAAAATCACCCAGAATAAGTAATTGGATGATACTTCAAATACTCAAAGAAAGTGAGTTTCATCTCTTTTTGACTCATACCACAGTGTTTTGCTGCTGCAGGAAGAGTCATTCTAGCACGAAATAAGGCTTCATTTGCCTCTTTTACATTTTCTGGAGTTGTTTTTACTTGTTCTTCCTTTAGAGTCTTATAGTTAATTTTGTAAGGATTCATACTTTCCAAAAAAGTAATAAGGGAAAAAATTTGCCGGGATTTTTATCGACCTAAAATGGATTTTAAAGTGGATTTGCGTATGAGAGAGTTTTCTCATCCACAGTAGCACGAACAAAGTCTAGCACATTCATAAACTGTTCAACGGTCTCGCAGGACACTTGTTTCTCTGACCCTTCACTAGAATAAAGATACACAGTACGCTTAAGAGGGTCTACCACGCATCGTGAGAGGTATTCGTCTTGCATTTGGTCGTTTCGTGATTACCTATGTATTATAACAAGGTCTTGGAAGGTTGTCAAGGTTCATCAGTAAGATGCAATGATAGTACCACCCATATTAAAAATACTTATTAATAGACCAGAAGTAGCGTTAATACTTATAGTTCCAGTTGTAATCGTTCCAGCAGCGTGAACAATTCTTGGGACAGTCGTAAATACAGCACTAGTATTACTCGTTCCCACGATTAAATCTCTACTCCCCGCAGAACTATTTCTTGCTACAATTTCAAACTTTTTACCAGAAGTAAAATTGGAGATATTTACCCGAGTATTGGTAGTATCAAAAGTAACATAATGAAATGCTGTTGTATTTGAATCAACAGTTGTGGTGCCTATTCCAACATAAACTGCGGTTGTTCCTGAAGACACAAAAGAAGAAGCAGTTACAATTCCTGCAATATTAGCATTACGATTTACGGTCAAATCCCTGGTAACTAATAGATCAGTAAACGTAGATATTCCTGTGGTATTGATACCATCAAGCATATATCCTCCAACATTATAAAGACCACCTCCATCACCAACAAAATAATCGGCAGTGACAGTACCATTTGCATCTATATCTAATGAATTTATATTTGCTGCAGTTACATCACCCAAATAAGAAGTAGGATTTCCTGTTATTGTTTGATTGATTTGAATATTATCAATCTGTGCATTTCCATGAACCCATAGACTAGTACATATTCCAACTTCTTCAGGATCAATTGGATAATCACTATCTCCCGTTGTTGCCTTTAAAATATAATCATATCTTAAAGATTTTCTATCCCATGGCTGTATATCAGAACAATCTTTTATTCCTATATCTTCTTCTGGTAGTACAAAAACATCATCCATTTTTATTCTCCTTTAGTGTCGTAGTGATATCCAGCAATTGATCTTTGGGAATTATCTCCAGGATAATCTTCAATAGTCCCCTTGTATTCTGGAATTAATCTTTCAGTATCCTTTCTTTCTGCCATTACATAATAAAAACAATCAATAGGCATACCTCCTCTTGATTGAAGATATATTTTTTCGTCGTCCCATCTTTTTACAATAACATCCTGATGAGAACCAATAGGAGTTAAATTGACGCTAATTGTATTAATATCCACCAATCCCTTCCAATATTCTGGCAAATTAATTTCAACACTATTTTTAACTCTACCCCGAATGTAAACTGCTGCTTCTGGTCCTTCCACACAAGTGTGAGTAAGTCTCCATCCATCTTTTGTTGGGTGAGGAATATCAAAGTTCTTTTTCCTTGAGAGAACATGCCTCCCACAACGAGACTTTACTTCTCCAGATGCTGTAATATTACCTCTTGCAAAAATATCGGAACTTGCAAAAAAGTTTCCTTTTACTGCAGAGTTTCCTATACAATACAAAGACAAGGGATTTGGACTTGTTTTACAAATATTTCCACCAACTAATGGTTCAGCAGAATCCGTATTGTTTAAAGGAGCAACCATTAATGTTGCAGTAATTCCTTTATTTGCATCATCTTTTCCAATTACTATAGGTCCTTGCATATAACAAGACCCATTTATTTTTTCTTCTCCTCTTCCAAGATTTTCTGGTTTTACCTCATCTTTTGCAACAAATAATTGATTAATATATTCCGAATCACTGAATGACGACATATTCTATCCTCCTTTTTTAAATTGAACCAGGTTTACTAGAACCAAGTGTTCTCTGATTGAGATTTGGAGCAAGTCCTGGAGATTTTAATGCACTTGCAGAACTTAATTTTTGATATGAACCAGCAGTCATTTTCATAATGTTTTTTGCTGTAGTATTTAGTTCTCCATCAGAAAAGATACTGATTGCTTCTTTTGCATTAATATTAATCTGCTTTGAATCTAATTTAATTTCTTCATTAGATTGTAAAGTGATTCTTCCAGTACTATTATCAGTACCCGTAGCAATTAATTGAATTTCTTTTGCATTGACTTTAAATACACCTTTTGTATGAATTTCAATATTTCCTAAACTCAATCCATTTTCACCACCAGAACTTATATAGATTGCAACATCACCCTCTGGTATATTATCGCCACACTTTACCTGATATCTACCTCTTGCTCTTGTAGTAATCCATGCTTTTCTTCCACCAGTTTGATCTATCGTAATGTACTCTTGGCCACCTTGACCTTGAATAATTACTGATGACTTAACTTGGTCTTTATGAATGTGACCAAATCTCACATTTCCATCTTTAGTTCGGATATCTTTTGTTTCTAGATTTTCAGATTTAGCCATTTTAATTACCTCGGTACAATATCAAATTCTCTTTTTGGTGAAATTTTACCAACACAATCCACTACACTAATTATATTAGCACCATCAGGGACGACAAATGGTCCTTCTGGAGCGATAATTGGTCCTTCTGGACCTACATCTTCTATCTTTGTTACTTTAAAAATTGGTGAAAACGTTGCATTAAAACCAGTTGGAGAATTAGTTCTAATGTCGGGGAAATCATTATATCCGCAACCACCGCTTAAAATTTTTACTCCAGTAATTTGACCAAATTCATCAATCTCAAGTTCAGTTTTTGTTCCGTTATCGGGAGTAATGATTAGTTGATCTCCAGGTCTATATCCAAAACCTTGGTCTAATATTTTAATTTCTTCAATACACAATAGAACTGGATAAGTAGTTCCAACAACTGTAGTGTCTGGTGCTTTTGCTGGTACTAAAGGTAAAGTAATAACTTCATCCTCTTCCAAAACTCTTGAGGGTCCATCAGGTGGATAATATGTGCTTCCCTTTCTTGCTTGAATTGGACGATAAGGTTGCACAACATAATAACTTCCATCTATAGTTCTTACATATCCATCATCAGGTTCTTTCCATACTCTTTCATTTCCACCCAAACTTCCGTCTGGTGCAGCCAAGTATCCATCACCAGGAGCAACAACCGTAATATTTTTAATTTTATATGTTGTAGGTCTTGTACCTCTAGGTCTTGTACCTCCTCCAGTCGCCGCTGCAGTTACTCCAGTCGCCGCTGCAGTTACTCCAGTCGCCGCTGCAGTTACTCCAGTTGCATCAATAGAGAAGTCATCAGGTTCCACATTTACAGTTACATAACTTCCAGAACCTTTTCCACAAGGATCTATAAGTTCTGCATTTGGTGGGAATTTAAATCCTTTACCTGCGTTTACAATATCAAATCCAATAACTGATGATGAAATTGGACTGATTACTGCATTCGCTGCTGCACCAAATCCATCCCCACCAAAAAATCTAACAAGAGGTGGGCCACAAGCAACGGGACCAGTAGAACAATTTGATGATGGTAGTAAATCTTTTTGTGGAGTTAATTTTTTAACTTGATCAATTGTTAATTCTTTTTCTGTTCCATCACCAGTTTTAAAGTAAAATAATCTACTACTATCTAACTCCGAAAGTTTTTTAGCTTGTTCTACAGTTAATCCATCTACTTTCTTTCCATCAGTATCAAAGAAAGATAACTTAATAGCGTCTTGGAATGGTATGGATGTTGATATCATAGTTATAATTTTATGTTAAATTAATTCTAAATCATTTCTACCTGGCGGTTTGTTCGCTTTAGAGTCCTCTAAAGCTTGATCAATACCTGTATTATCTGGCGCAGTATTTGCACTATTTACTATGTTAGCAGAAGATGCAGAAGAATCACCTGTTCCTGTTGGTGCTCCTCCATCTGGTGTTGGAGTTTTCACTGCGTCTCCTCCAGGGAGAGCAGCTCTATCCAAAGAAATCTCATTATATTTAACAGGTTTTTCTGTTTCGTCACAGGAAAAGAATTTTTTAATACCTGCTTCATAATCTAATGCATTAAATAAACTTCCACCAACATCACCAATAGCACCAAGAGCACCAGCAGCACCAGAGACGGCACCAAGAGCACCAGAGGCGGCACCAAGAGCACCTCCCACAGCACCAAGAGCACCAGAAACAGAGCCAAGAATAGCATTAATTGATGAAAAAACAGTATCTAATATTCCAGTAATTTGACCAAGAATACCATCCATAATTTTAGACATCAACTGTTCAACCGCACACATTGGAGTATTAATTGTCTTATCAAGAATATCATTAAGAGAACCTTTCAATAAATTCGGCATATTTGCTGTAATGTTATTAAAAGCACAATTCAAAGCACTCATTCCTTCTTCAACTTTCTGATATAACTTGGGAATTTCTGAAGGAAATAAATTTGGTGCGGCCTTTTTTACTCCATCAGATAATTTAGTTAATGTATAACCACGAACTCCACCCATTATATTTTTAGTAAATCCAGAAAGTTCAGTTACCGCCCCACCAATTTCTTTTTCAATTTGTCCAGAAAATTCACTTACGTCTGTAACAAATGCAGATACCTGATTATATTTTTTCTTTAAGTCCTCAACAGTATTAATTAAATTCTTGAGAGTACGTTGAATACCCTTCATATCACTGTTGTTTTTCTTTGAAACATCAGATAAAGGAATTCTTTTTTTCTTGTCTTTGTCTTGAGATGTCCAAGCTTCTGTAAAAATATGTAATGCTTCGGTTGTGGAAAGTGGAATTCCTCCAAGAATTAAATTGTCTGGAACCTTTGCAGATCTTTCTTCAGATCCATCAGAATATGTGTTGTTAAATTGCTGATAACCTTTATTGCAATTTGCATTTGCACCAGCATCAGCACCTGGTTGTTTTGATGCTTTAACTGTTGCTACTAAAACTAATCTTTCAATTTCTTTTTGTGGAAGTCCTTGTGCTTTTGCTTTTTGTCTTACTTCTGATGCTGCTTTAAAAACTGCAGAGGATGGTGTTTTAGATGGATCTAAAAGTTTTTTTAATTGATCTGTACTTAATTGATCTACACTTGAAGGAACTGGTTGATTTGCAAGACTTCCAGGACCCGTTGGTGGTGTTGGTGGTTTTGATACTGTTGGAGCACCGCCACCAGGAGTTGGTTTTGTTGATGATTGATTTGGTGCGGGTTCTCCTCTTTCTTTGGGAACATTATTATTGGAGTTTGGAAGAAGACCAATAATATACCCTTCTTGCCCTGATATATCGGTAAAAAATCCAAAAACTACAGATCCAGATTCAATGGATGGTGTTTGCGCAGCCCCACCATGACCCGATCCCGCAGTCACAGGCATTAGCACTTGGCACATCGCAAGTTGTGCTGGTTTTAATTTATCTGTGTCGCCACTATGCCAATTAAAAACTCTTACCTTATATCTATGACTCCATCCTTCAATTTCAGAGGCCGCATTAAAAGTTTGTCCTTGGATATTATCACTCCAAGTTTCTTTACTTTCAACTCTTCCCATCCACCAGGGCATGTTAATTCCAAAAAAATGAGGATTGGAAGATGCCCCTGCACTTACATCAGACATAATAATTAATCATCATAAATTCTACATTGAAGTGCATCTGGATTTAAATCACAGTAAAGTTCTAAAGGTGTTGGATCTTTGTCTTCATCAGGATGATTAACTTGATATTGTTCAAGATCATCTAACTCACATTCTAGATGCCTACGACGCTGACTACTAGTAGTGGGACTATCTAGTTCATTGCGATCATCGTTGATATGTTGTTGAAGTGTTCTATCCATAAGGAACACAATAGTACTTATTGTTTATTTATCACTAATCTCTAGGATCAAACCTTTCGGTTATCGGATTATAAGTAAATTGATCGGCATCATTCTGAAATCCTTGATCATCATAATTTCCAATATCTGCTTCTGCTTGTGCGGCGGCCGCCTGGTCTTGCATAAGATCTGCTTCAGCACCTAAAGCGTCAGCAATATCTTGATCTGTAACTCCTCTAGAATCACTAGGACTTGATGCAGTAGAGGTTTGATTAGTAGATCCTGAAGGTGCTTCTGTCTTACCACTACTTGAAGATGAAGCACTGTTTGGTTTTCTTCCGTAAGAATCCCGAACTAATTCTAATGAGGTGATGGCCTGAAATCCATCACTACCTTTACCTGGACTTATCTTATGGCATAATGCAGAAATCATATAAACACCACCCATTCTTTCATTATATGATGGATTTGGTTTAGATGATTGTTCTGGGATATCAATAAAGATCATCTCTCCTGCCTCTAGGCTAAAATCAGCAGGAATCGTAATATTTACTTTAATTGAAAAGAGTTGATTATATCTTGATGTTGATGTGGATAAAATTTGAGATTTTTCCATATCATATTCTTTAGATTGATCAATATCAGTAAGACCTCCAATTGACTCATTACTTGTAAAATATCTTGATGCATCTTTAACAAAAAATGGATTTAGATTTTTACCATACTCTGTTCCTGCATAAGTAATTCCAGATTCCTGAGAGGTAATACTTAATGGATTGCAATTAAAAGAACTCTCAAAAGGATTAAATAAATTTACTGATGAATTAAATGCACCCATCATCAATTTATCTTTCATATCAGATGTATTATTAGAATCATAATTTAAAATCTTTCCAGTATACCCCAGAGGAATTACTGAAGAGGTTGTGTTGTTATAAATGTAAGACTTATATCTTGTTTTGAGACCTGAAGAAGATGATGAAGTGGATGTTTGAGACATTAAGGTATCAATAGATTTAAACTTAAGTCCTTTATGAGTTTCATAGAAAAGATATCCGGCAGTCTTACCGACTTTTCCATTTGCTTGAGGAATCGATTGTGTTCCTAACCAAGTAATAAACCAGAAAGGTTTTTTAGTTGTTCCAATAAAGGATCTCTGATTTTGAGTAACTTCAATGTCTAATGATTTTGTACTTTGCAATACCTGTCTAATGATTTTTTGAACAGAATCTGATATCTTTCCGTCATATCTTTCAACAACTCTTACACTTTCATTTCTTAAATATTCTTTTGAAACAATCTCCAACACCTCCACATCATTCATTTTTTCTGTAATTCTTTGACGAGAACTGATATGAATGTCTTTAAGAGAGAGTTTTTGTCCTTCGGCATCTTCAATTTCAATTTCACATTTTTCCATACCAGTAAGTTTGATGGATTCTGCAGCACTTATCTTTCCTCCAGTTCCATCTTTTCCTGGAGCAGCCCGTCCAGTATCTATGACTCCTGCAGTAATACGAATCGTAGGAGACATAATATCTTCATAATAACTTAACTCAACAGTACCACCTTTAAAATCTACTTCTTGCCCTCCAGCATTTGGAAAGATATTAAACTTGGTAATATTAGCCTTTGATAGAGCATCTAGAGACATATGTTTATCCTATTGCATCAAAATCTGAGAACATATCATTATTATCTATACCACCGCCACCAGACATTAATCCTCCACCCATAGGAACTGGTACTGGTTTTTCTACTTCAATATAAACAGGAACTTCAACAATTTGTGGTTCTGGATTTTCATAATCAGTATAACTTTTCAATACTCGAATAGCATCATTATATTTTGCTTTATTAATTGCATCAAGGAAGCCGGGGAATGTTCTTTCTAATGCAGCAGTGGAGTCTGCATCAATAACAAATTCTCTTCCTTTTTCACCTAACATTGCAAAGTGAGGTACTCCTTTTGTCTTTCCTCCCTTTGCATATGCAACGTGAACATGATGAGAATGAAGTGCATTCGGAGCAGACTCATATTTACCAAGACCCCGAAATGCGGGAGAACCATGAATGATCTCAATTGGTTTATAACCATTTCTTTTATTCCACTCTAATAATGCTCTAATTACCGGTGCTTGTTCATCACGCCCACCAGAACTTGGATGAGAGGGCCCGTATCCACCAATATCGAGTGCTCTACCTTGATTGTGATATGAAAAATAATTACGTTTAGAAAGTCCGGGGTGTTTGGGGTGTTGATGAATATCACCGGTAATGCCTATTTTTCCTCTATTTGCTTTCATAAAATCGCCCAAATCACCAGCGATTTTTACACCACCTCCTCCATATCCAGCACCAGTTCCACCACCAACAAAAGATCCACCAGGGCCAGGACCTCCACCAGATGTAGCAGTTGCACCAAAATTTGGAACAGATCCTATCTTATTTGCTTTATAATTATTATACCATCCATAATAATTATCTCCAGATTTTCTTTGAACTCCACCAGATACACTGTATCCTCTGAAATCAGTTCTACCTTGAATAAATTCTCTTGCGTTTTTTTGAAGAGTTGGATCTAAAATTGCAGCAGCTACTTTTTTCATTGCTTCTTCAGATTGTCCCGCAGCTGCTCCAGCACTTGCAGCATCTTTAATTGCATACCACTCTTGATTCGGTTTTCCAATTGCTCCTGGTTTCGGAAATTTCCAAGTTGGTTCATATTGCATTTGTCCAAGAATTAAATCCTTAATTGTTTTCCCACTGTAAGCACCTGATGCTAATCTATTATAAATTGATTGAGCAACATCAGCCCATGCTTGAGGTTCCCCATCTTCCCTTGAAGCAACTGCAACTAAAGTCCAAAAGTCTGCGTCACCACCTTGAATATTAATTGTATCTTGATTTGTTGGTGTAGTAGATCCGGGAACACCAGCAGGTTGAGTAGAAGGTTTCAACATCATTTGTTCCATTAAATCTTGAATAGTCTTATCAATTTGTGGAGCAATAGAATCTTGTAATGACTTTGCAATTACATCACTATAATCTTCTCCAGATACAATACTTTCCATCTTAACTTCACCACCTCCAGCATATGCAAGTGTTCCAGAAGCAATCGTTTGATTCATCCAATTATTGATTCCCATTGCAGAATTTTTATAATCGACTGCGGATGGTTTATCTCCCATTAAGGATTTGATTGCAAGAGCCGCCGGTGCATCAAGACCCGTTGATTTTGAAAAACGATCATAAGTATTCTTTAAAAATCCAAAAGGACTCATTTGGTTTTTATCTTTTGGTTCTGGATATAACTCTTTAATTTTTTTCTCACCACCGACTGCAGCACCTGGTTTTAATTTTGAAGGTGTTGCTCTTAATGTTCTTGGTGTTTTCTTTTTCTTTAATGTTCTCTTTGCAGGACCACCAACTAATTTACCACCACGAGTTGCAGGTTTTCCGCCCCCTGCTGCTTTTGCAACTTTACTCTGTGGTGGTTTTTTATTTCCAAAAAACAAATCATATAATGCACCACCCGCCTCTCCACCAGCCCAAGCACCTAAAAATGCACCTATAGGTCCACCAATCGCTGTCCCAATAGCACCAACAAGAACAGAACCTATACCCCTAAATGCTGCTTTACCAATTGGTTCTCCAAGTGCCCAAGATAATCCAAATTCAATTAATCCACCAATAATTGGTATTTTACTTACTAATGGTTTTACAAATTTGAGAACTGCTTTTGCTCCACCTTTACCAAGAGTTCCTACTAGAGCATTTCTACCAAATCTAGTGAGACCCGATCTTCCATATTTTCCACCCAATGATCTAACACCTTCTTCACCAAATTTCTTTATCGCAGCATCTCTTCCAAACCTTTGAGCATACCTTCTTGCAGCAGATGCACTAGCTCCATAACGACTTCTACCTGCAATATCTTTTGCTCCTACAATTCCAACTCCTCCTCTACCACCACTCCTTCCTCCACCAGGACCACCGGGCATCGCTGCAGCCAAAGATGCCAAAATGATTACACTTGATAACTTATTCAAAGTGCTCATTAAATTATCAAATTGTTTTACGCCACCTTCACCAAAAGTATTCTTAACAAATCCGCGAGTTGCATCATAAGCCTTATATCCCCAATCAATAAAAGTCACCAATCCATCTAAAAGTTTTCCACCAATATTAATCAGAAACTCACCTGCTTTAAAAATAATTGGTACTAACTTAAGTAACTTTGGTAAATGTTCATATAATCTTACGAAAACAAATCCAAGAAGAGTATTAAAAATAAAGTTTTTTATCCAATCAAATATACCAAGTTTTGGTGGAGATGGTAATTTAATTCCCGGAATTGCTTTTGGTTTATTTTTTTCTAAATCTTTTTCTTTTTGTTCAAACTCCGTTTGCTCTGTAGATACTCTCTTTTTTTCAGTATCTTTTTTCTTTAAAAGTAGGGAGTTTTTTAAAAGTTTATCAATCTTAATTACTTTTTGTTGAATATTTAACAGTGTTTTTTCTTCTGGATCTATTTTAGATCCTATTTTAGAATCTATTTTTGCACTTTTTTTAATTAGAGAACTTGAAATAAGTTTATCTATTTTTATAAGAGAAGAGGTATTATTTTTTTTATATGGAATTAAGTTAGCCATTTATTATCTGTTAGTCCCCGTTGTTCTTTCTGTACTTCTTGTTCCTGCTCTATGTCTTGGTGATGGACTTGGTGCTTTTTGTGTTGCACTTGGTTTTGCTCCACTACCTCTTCCTCCGCCCATACCACCACCAGCAGGATTATATTTTGGTTTTGATTTTGGTAATGGTTTTACTCCAGATTTTAGTCTTTGTTTTTTTGCAACCACAGCTGCGTTATAATCTTTATAGTACTTTCCATCAGAAGATGAATAATATCTACCAATAGAAGCAGCGCCTGCTTGTTTTGTAGCAATATTTGCAGATTTATCTTGCTGATCCAATTTTTGAATTTGATCTCCTGATCCAAACATTCGAGTAAAACCTCTACCCATTTGTCCTAAAAGACCACCTCTCTGTGAAAAGTCTTTATTTCTTGCTTTCGCTTCAGCATCAAATCTTACACCTCTTGAAGATCTATTTGCACCAGCAGAACTCAATTTATCTAATCTTTGTTGTGATGCAAGCGAAGTCATTCTAGATTTTTTAGCTGCTTGGGCATCATTATAGTTTCCATAGGTTTTTTGGTCTGAAGAAGAATAATATTTTCCTTTTGATGCAGCGTAGTCAGTTCTTGCCTGCATTCTTGGACCACCAAAAATACCACCCATCTTAAACATATTCATCGGATTATATGGATTTATTGCAGAAGAATCTCCAGTAATTCCTTTTGCCCGTTCGTGAGCAGCATCACGAGCACCAGCAAAACGAGATTGGTATGGAGTGTATCTCATTCCTGTTGGTTTTGGTGTTGGAATTATCTTTGGTATATTTGGAGAAATCGCAGATTTTTTTGCATCTCTTTGTTGAGTAAATCTTAATCCTGCAGCAGATTTTGCAAAAGCATTTATACTGGAGATGGGAACCTCTCCCTTTTCATTATATGATGGTTTTCTCCAAGAACTTGGATCACCTTTAGTCATAATACCAAGTTCACCATTTTTGGAAGCAATTACATTTTTATTTGGATTCCATTTAAACGATTCTTCAGTATTCTTTCTTTTTTCTAAAATTGGATCTTTAACTTTTTCTTTTGTATCATCTTGAGGTCCAATATATCCACCACCAGCAGCATAAGTAGTTCCACTAACAACTTTTGGTTTATTTGTTCCACCACCAGCAGCATTCATGCCCTCAAGAGTATCTACACCATACTTTTGAACTGCTCCCGCAGACATTACAAATTCTCCGTCAGAAAGCATTGCCGGGATTTTATCACCTTTTGGTCCACCGGGTCCATTTACAAAACCACTGAACATTTCTTGTGATTTTCCAGAACCAAATACACCGCCCATCATATTTTTGAAATTAAATCCACCCCCAGCAAAAGCAGGTAATCTTACTATACCACCACCACTAAAACCTAATCCAAGTCCTTGTTGACCTATTTGTTCTTGTTGAAGTTGAAGAGGTCCAGGTCCTTTTCCAGTTTCAGCGGTCTCTTCTGGTTTTACGATGCTAGAATCTGTTTCCGCAAATTCATCTCTTCTTTCTTTATTTTGTTGAGTTGCTGCATAAGCACCAATTCCACCTGCAACTGCTAAAGCAGCAAAAGGATTTTTAGCAATTAATGTTAGGAGTTTTGGTATTACTACCTTACCCAATTGAAATGCAAGTCTTACAGCCCAACCACCAACGAAACGAATTAGTCCACCAAATTTAGTTCCAAATAAAATATAAGATCCAAGAAGAGCAGGCCACCAATCTTTAATAAAACGAATAAGTGATTTAACTTTATCCTGATTTTCTTTGTTACTAAACCAATCAAATAATTTTACAACTACTCTACCAAGGAAAGTATAAAAGATAAAATTAACGATCTTATCCCATATAGATTGAAATGGTTTAATAACGCTAGAAATTGCTTTCTTAAGACCATCAAAAGTTTTTGATTCTAAACTACTTTCTCTTCCTGTTCTTTTTTTCTCTTCTTCACTACGTCTGTTTTTTTCTTTTTCTTTTGCATCTTGTTTTCCAATATCAATAAGAGTATTTAAAATAGAATCAAGCGTCTTACTAATTTTAAGCAAAGGATTTTCCTTTGTCCCTTGAGATATAGTTTCAATCTTTTCTTGTAACTTTGGAACTCCTCCAACCGGAGCAAGCATCAATCTATTCTGTGCTGCCTTGACTTGTTTTCTGATACCACCAAGTCCAAGTCCAGTTGCAGTTATTTTTGCTTTCTTAATTCTAAATCTTCCTTTTTTTCCTTTTACTCTTTTGAATTCATCTTTTAAAGAATTAAATTCAATTGCGCCAATTTTTCTCTTTGATGCAGTAACTTCAACTAAAAGTTCTTTTAAGTATTGAGAATAGGTTTGATAATCAATCTCATCAACTTCATTAGGTTCTAAGGCTAGTAATCTTAAAATTACCTCATCAATATTCTCTGTGGGTAAAGTAGGATTACCAGCCATTACTTTGTTGTTTTTGTTTGAACTCTTCTTCCTCTATGTGTTGCTTGAGAAGTTCAACATAAATGTCTCTTTCCCAAGGAATCATATTTTCAATTTCCATTAATGAATATTTATGATACTGCATCAATGAAAAATTTAACCTGAAGTAACTCTCCAGGTTCATATGACTCATTCCTATGCGAAAAAACTGGAAAGACCCTCCAACACTACTTCACTTTCAACTTCAGTTTTTGGATTTTTTACCTTTACTGTATGAGAAAGTTTAGGCATTGTCTCAAAGAACTTTTCAATTTCTTTAAATTGAGTAGTGTTCATTTGATCCAAAAATTCCATTAACTCTTTTTTAGTTACATCAGCAGCAGCCCAAACTTCTTCTTCATTATAAATTTTGTCCACACAAGAAGCAACAAGTTCAAAAGATTGCTCCATTGCACTATTATTAGAAAGATCAAAATTATTTTTAATAAATTGTTCTAATGAAGGATATTTCATTTCCATTATTAAAGTTTCATCAAGTTTAATTTTGTTTGTATGATTTTCATCTCTTTGAACTTGAATATCATCTACATTAATTTTGATGGGTACTGATACTTCTTCGTCATCGGGGCAGATAATATTAACTTCAATTTCTTCGCCCACAGATTTTCCACGAATATTCAAAAACAAATATTCAATATCAAAAGTAGGTAATGATTCTACTTTAATATTTTTAGTTTCTATGCAGTTTTTAATTACAGTTTTAATTGCAGTGGTAATCTGTTTAGTATCTTCAGATTCTAATGCAATCACTAAAAGTTTTTCTTCTTTAACTAGAAAGGGTCTATACTTTATAGTTTGTCCGGTTGATGGTAACTTCAACTCATATGTTGGAGTTGCAATTTTTGGTAAAGGCATAATCTCCTAAAACAATTCAGGTATTTTATTTAGTTGGAAAATGGAACGTTTAAAATAGATGGATCAACATTTGGATTAGTTAAGGACCCTGCTGAAAAATTACCCAAGTTTAAATTTTGAGAGTATGCGGCATTCGCAGCTGCTTGGAATTCTGGAGTAAGATTATATGGATTAGGAACTCCAGCAGCAGTTGCTGGTGCTGGAGGTTCTACGGACACTCCTGCAACTGATTTCTCATAACTACAAAGGTAACGGTCGTAAGTAAAGGAAACTGTACATTTTAAAAGAGAAGAAGAATCATAAGAAATCGGCATTGATCCTATAGAAATTGGAAAGGCATTGTAGAAACTATAATATAATTTTTGACTTGAATATGAAGAACCGTTAGTTTCATTTTGTTTTCCTTTTCCAGTTTTTGCTTTTGCAGTTCTTTCAAATTTTGTAAGGTAAATATCTGCTTTATATTTTTGAGGATATTTTACTCTATAAAAATTATTAAGCATTGCAGATCCAGTCTTTTGTTCACCAGATATGTATTGGATCCATCTCTCAAAAATAAGTATTTGTGAATATGAGTTGTTTACATAAAAAGTAAAATCTGCTCTATCATCATACAATCTTCTATATGCGTGTCTTTGAGTTACTCCCGTAAAGTCATTATTCAGTTCGTGAGTTGCAAGATTAGAACCAGGTAGAGATGCCTCACTACAAGATAGTATTAATAATTCTTCTTTGCTTGCTTCTTTAACCCCACCCTGATTTATAAATGTGTTTACTAACCCAGGAATAACAAAAAAGCACTCATAGTGAGAGGTAAGTGCTGGTTGTAATAAAGAACTTTTAATTTTAGAAACTGTTCTTATTTCTGGGGCAGATGCAGCCATCTATAAATACTTTTACTGATATATTATGTATGCTGGAAAATGGCGGAAAGTATTAAGAGTATCTACAAACCATCCTATCCAGAAAAATATCAAGGTGATGCTTCAAACATCATTTGTAGAAGCAGTTGGGAGAGACGCTTTTGTTATTATTGTGATCATAATCCCAGTATAATTTCTTGGGCATCAGAGGAATTTTGTATTTCATATGTGTCTCCAATTGATAACCGAATTCATAGATACTTTCCAGATTATCTTATTAAAGTAAAAGAAGAATCTGGAAAGATTAAGACTTATGTAATTGAAGTAAAACCCAAGAAACAAACACTTCCGCCAAAGCAAAGATCAAGAGTGACTAAATCATATCTTCATGAATGTAGAACTTATGCAGTCAATCAAGCAAAGTGGAAAGCAGCAGAAGAATGGTGTGCGGATAGAATGCTTGAGTTTAAAGTTATAACTGAAGATAATCTTTTTTAATTATAAATAACATCAGAGACGCAAAATATAAATGAGTTCTTATTATACATACGCCTATCTAAAAGAAGACGGCAGGCCTTATTATATTGGTAAGGGAAAAGGAAAGAGACTGTTTTATAAGTATGGGAAAAATTGTAAACCACCAAAAGATAGAAGTAGAATAATAAAGTTAAAACAAAATCTTACTGAAGAAGAAGCATTTAAGCACGAAATTTATATGATTGATATTTTTGGTAAAAAGTGTGATGGAACTGGTATATTGATGAATATTGCAGATGGTGGTAATGCTCCACCTAAAATGTATGGTGCTGATAGTCCAACAAAAAGACCGGAAGTTAGAGCAAAAATAGGTGCTGCAAATAAAAAAAGTTTAAAAGGAAAAACAATTCCAGAAAATGTAAGACAAAAACTATCAAATACTTGGAAAGAAAAATTAAAAAATAATCCAAGACCAATATCTTACTATGCAGAAAATTTAAAAAAAATGGCAGAAAGAAATAGGACAGATAAAGAAAAGCATAAGAGGCATAGTGAAATGATGAAAGGTAGACCAAGCCCGAATCAAAAACCAGTTATCTATAATGGAGAGATATATGCATCTATGACCGAAGCAATAAAAAAAACAGGAATTTCCAGATACTATATTCTCAAGCAAGGTGGAAAATTCGTTAGTAGTATCAAATAATGGCGGAAGGTTTTGGGCAATACGCAGAAAAAGCATCAACAACTGTAAGAGTCAGAGAACTCAAAAGAAAAATTGCTCAAAGTGGAACCAGCGATCCAGAAGATTTAATGTTGCTGATACTGGAAGCACTAAAGGAAGAAGTATTATATCCAGAACCAGGCAAGTTTTATACCTTTATTTACAATCCAAAGACACCAGAAATTGAATACGATCAACATCCTTTGATTGCTTGCACTGAACTTCAGAAGTGGGGGTTCAAAGCAATCAATTTTCACTGGAGACAATCAAGACAATATACCTGGGAAGAAGTTGCAGGAAAACTTCATGTTGTTAAGTATAATGAGTTGGATGAGTTACTCTCTATACCTTATGCAAAATTCCGTCTAAATAAATAAAAACTCCATTGTATTGATGGCATCAACAACCAGCACACCTGCAGCGGTTACAACTGGAACAAGCGTGCGTAATAAGACTACTAATTACTATAACACTAAAGTGATTACACTTGCAAATGGATCTTTGCAGAGAGAAACTTATAGAACAGATGTTGGTGGAAATAATGGGGTTCTAATTCAAAAACTATCAGTTGATAACACTGGAAAAATCATATCAAAAGAAACTACATCTAATACAACATCGTTAGAAAAAGCTGCTTTAGAAAATCCAAATTCTCAACTGAGACAATCAATAAAATCTCAGGTTAATGATGCAAAGAAAAAATTAGGTTCTGATGCAAACTCCGATGGAGCTACTAACAAAAGTTTTGATGTGGCATCTGGTGGTTCAGGAAATAGTGCAACAGGAACAGAAACGGGGGATCCACAAGCCCCCAAAACACCAGTTGAAGAATTAACGTCTGGAATAAAAGACAATGCAGAAAAAATAAGGCAACAATATGGAAATTGGAGATATCCCATAGACATGAATTCTACTCAAGATAGAATTAAATTTGCAATGTATAGATACGCAAAGAAACCTTTTCAAGCGTCAGGTGTTCTAACAGGAGAAGCATTTGGACAAAGAACACTTGGAGCATCGATGGGTTCAGTAGTTCTTCCCATTCAACCAACAATTTCCGACTCAAACAGAGTTCAATGGGGAGAAACTACAATGGATGCTGGACAACAAGCTGCTGCTGGTGCAAGTATTGCTGGGATTGCTGAAGGTGTAGGGGGGATACAAAAAGCTGCAGAGGGAGTAAATGCAGACACTGCAGGGGCAATGAAATCTGTAGTAACAACAACGTTAGCTGAAAAAGCTGGAGGTGTGACTGGTGGAGGACTTCTAACTAGATTAACTGGTGGTGTCTTAAATAGTAATTTGGAACTTCTCTTCCAAGGACCATCATTAAGAACATTTTCTTTTACTTTTTCAATGTCTGCTCGTAATGAAAAAGAAGCAAAAACAGTTCGTAATATTATTCGGTTTTTTAAGCAAGGAATGTCAGTAAAAAGATCTACTTCCAATCTTTTTATAATGTCTCCAAATATTTTTACAGTTAAATATTATTATGGAGGGCAAAGCACAGAACATCCTTGGATTAATAAAATCAAAGAATGTGCTCTCACCGATTGTTCCGTAAATTATACTCCAGCAGGAAACTATGCGACTTATGAAGATGGTGCAATGACTCAATATGATGTTACACTAAACTTTAGCGAACTTGACTTCATCTATGATGATATGTACGGTAATGGTAATGGTACATTAGATGAAACAGAAATAGGTTACTAAAATGGCATCATACTTCAGACAGGTTCCAAACTTTGCATATGTCTCTAGAGAACGAGATAAACAAAGTATCTCAAATTATTCCGTCGTTAAAAATCTTTTTAAACGTGGAAAATTAAGAGATGATATTTTTGGAAACTTAGCATTTTTTGAAAAGTATTCAGTTATTGGTGATGAAAGACCTGATAATGTTGCATATAAATTTTATAATGATGAAACTTTAGATTGGATAGTTCTTCTTTCAAATAACATTCTAAATATCCAATCAGAATGGCCACTTCCACAAACATCACTTGATCAGATTCTTTTAGAAAAATATGGATCTTATGATGAACTTTATAATGGAATTCATCATTATGAAACAAGAGAAGTAAAAAATTCATCAGGTATTACGATTATTCCAGAAGGATTAGAAATTCCTGAAGAAATTACGGACGAAAGAGAATATTTAAATGAAGGTACTGAAAATCCAACATACCAAGTAAAAGTTCCTTACTTTGTGGAATTTTATGATGATGGAATTGGTTCTATGACTTATGAAACAAATATTGCAATTCCAGTAACTAATTATGAGTATGAAGTAAAAATTGAAAATGATAAAAGGAATATTTTTCTCCTAAAACCAAGATACTTAAATGTAGTATTTGATGATATGAATAATATTATGCAATACAAAAGAGGTACTACTCAATATTTGAGTAGTACCTTAAAGAGAGCAGATAATATTAGACTCTACGAATAATCACTCCTCAGCCAATTTTTGGAAGTATGAAAGTGCATCATCTTCGTCTTCATCATCTGAAGTGATTTTAGGAAGTGAAGGAGACTTGGAACGGTTATAAGAATCTTCAAGTTCTTCCATTACCTTATCTTCACGACTTACAGGTTTGCTGTAAGATTCATATTCATCTTCCTGCTCTACCACAGCACGAGACTGTGTAGGAGTTGTAGTACCACCCAGACCAAGAACCATATTCATCCGACGTTCAAGATCTTCATAAGACTTGAATTGGTCGGGTGCAGTAATTGCAGATAGAGAATACTCTTTCTTCCACAGTGCTTCCAGAGCATCATCATCGTCCAGTAGAG